ACTGCCCGACGGGGCAGGCTAAAACCACGGATAGAGTCAATGACCCAACCAGAACCCGAACACGATGACGCACTCGAAACACCGTCTACTGCAACGGATTTCGAGGCGATCACGTCTAAAGAACACTTAGACAAGATCATCGCGGCGGCACGCAAAAAAGACAAAGCCGTCATCGCCGAACTGCAACCGAAAGCGAGACGCCTCGCCGAGCTTGAGCAAGCCAACCTCACCGAATCCGAGAAACAAACCAAGCGGATCCGCGACCTGGAAGGCCAGCTCCAACAACGCGAAACCGCCGAACTACGCTACAACGTGGCATCGGCGAAAGGTGTTCCAGCAGAACGCATCACGGGCACAACCCGCGAAGAGTTGGAGCAGTCAGCCGACGACCTGTTGGCGTTCATCAACGAACGGGCCAAAACCCAAACGAAAACACCGAAACCTGTTGGTAGTTCAGGCGCCAGCAACACGGACAACCGTATGGATCCGAAGGAACGGGCCGCCGCGGCGATGCGCCAATACTATTCATCAACCTGAATTTGGAAGGAACAGTGAGCCGCCATGGCTGACATTACCCGCGCGCAACTCGCCACCCTCATCCAAGAGGCATACTCCCATGTCCTGTTGGATGCGGCTGTGACGACTTCCTGTGCGCTGCAAGCATTTCCGACCGTAAACATGGGAACGAAACTGACTCACCTTCCGGTGCTGGCGACGCTGCCGGTAGCCGGGTGGGTGACGGAGAATGAGCCGCCCGACGCGACGGGCGCCAAACCGACCAGCACCGTCGGTTGGGTTGACCGCACCCTGGTCGCCGAGGAAATCGCCGTCATCATCCCCATTCACGAGAACGTGTTGGAGGACGCGAGTGTGGATTTGATCACCGAAATCACTATGCGCGGCGGGGAAGCCATCGGCGAAATCCTGGACTTGGCGGTGTTGTTCGGTGTCAATAAGCCCGCGTCGTGGGTGTCGGCGGACTTGTTCACTGCGTCGACGGCGGCCACCCAAACCACGCCCGGTAATACGCCGGCGGTGGCGGCGGGCGCCAAGGACATCGTCGGCGCGGTGAACACCGCGTCGCGTGAGCTGGCCAACGTAGGTTTGATACCGGATACGATCATCGCGCCGTTGACGTTCCGCTACGACGTCGAGCAGATCCGCGACAGCATGGGTCAGCCGATCTTCCGCAACGAGCAGTTCGCCGGCTACAACACGGTGTTGTGCCGTAACGCGGCGTGGAACCCGGCGAACGCGGTGCTGTTCGTCGCCGACTCGCGGCGGATGCGGATCGGGGTGCGCCAGGACATTCAGGTCAAGATTTTGGATCAGGCCACCATCGGCACCACCAACCTCGCCGAACGCGACATGATCGCCGTTCGAATGAAGGCGAGATATGCATGGGTGTTGGGTATTTCGGCGACGCGGCGCAACGCGAACGCTAGCCCCGTGGCCGCGGTGGTCCCATCGGGTAGCTGATGACATCAGCAACAGCGCCGACGCCGCCTTACGCCGCAGCCGGCGACGTCGCTAACGCGTTGGGGCGCCCGGTTGATCCTTCTATTGACCTCACCTTTTTGCTGTTGACTGCATCAGATTTGGTGGCGGGCTATCTCAACGGGCAAGTGCCTAACCCGATACCCAACATGATTCTGCGGGTCACCGCCGAAGTAGTGGCCAATGTCCTCAACCGGCCGCAGACGCCGCCGGACCCCACCGACAACGCCTACACCCTGAGCGGCTACGCCTATCAGGTGGGGCCGTCGTCGGTGGGTCCGTGGCTGAACAATTCGCAGCAGGAACGCCTCGACCTGTTCCGGTCCGGCGGCCTGTACCAGCTGGAGATGTTCTCCGAGATCATCGGAACGGATGTGTCGACGGATATCAGTGATTCGTTTGACCCGTTCGCGGGGACGGATCTGACGAATATGGGTGGCGGCGGCACAATTCCGGTGCAGGGCCACGGCACCAACGAGATTCAGCACATCAGCATCACCGGGGCGCCGACGTCGGGACAGTTCATTATCGAGTTCTCGTTGGCATTCACGACACCGATCCTTTACAACGCCAGCGCCACAGCCATCCAATCTGGGCTGCAAGCGCTGTCCACCATCGGTGCCGGCAATGTGATCGTGACCCAAAACCCGCCGGGCGAAGCTGAATTCGATGTGGAGTTCGTCGGCGCGCTGGCCGGCTTCCACCTGGGCACGATGACCGCCGATGTCTACACGCTGCCACCTGGCGCCGCCGTGAGTATCACAGAGATTCAGGTTGGTGGAGTCGGTTCGTGATTGTTGTCCGTCGCGCTGACGGCGAAGTCAGCTATCCGACGGCCTCAAGGGTGTCCACCGATGAACACAACAACCTGGAAATCTGGTCCGGCGTGGAGGGCGAGGATCTGTTGTATATCTGCGCTGCCGGCCAGTGGCTCGAAGTGACAGTTGAGGAGGAATCCGAATCCTGATGGCACCTACCCCTACCGGCATCAGCGGCACCGTCAGGCTTGAATGGGTGCCCGGCGCGTTGAAGCAGTGCCGCAACTCCGGGCCGTCAATGGCACTGGTGAATCAGTTGGGCAGCAAGTATCTGGCCAAAGCCAACGGCGCCGGCGCCGGCGGCTACCTGCTGGGTTTGCACCTAGTGGCGGGCACCAAATACATCGCCAACGTCTACACCGCGACCGGGAAAGCCATGCATTCAAATGCGGTGAATCAGACGCTAGCGAAGCTGTTGCCGTGAGTCAGTGGCCCGTACCGAAGCCGGCGCTCAAGGCCGCGATAGCGGTGTTGCGGGCGGCGCTGGATCCCAGTGTGGGAGTGGCCACCGTTGAACCGCGGGTGTGGCCGCGCCTGTTTGTCAAGGTCACCCGGGCTGGCGGCGGCCGGCAACTCGTCAACACCGACGTCGCCCGCCTTCTCGTCGAGTGCTACGCAGATAGCGACGCGGCCTGCGAGACGCTGACCAACCAGTGCCGGGCGGCGCTGGCCAGCACCCAAGGCACCACCTTCGACGGGGTGTTTCTGCGCGGCTACGACAACGAGCAAGGCCCTGTGCAACTGGCCAACCCGAACGTCACTGATCATCGCCGCTGGCAGTTCCAAGGCGACCTGCTCATATCAACCAACTGAATATCGCTCAAAAAAAATTTGAAAGGACACAACGAAAATGGCTGACTCCAAACTGATTTGGGCATCCACCAGAGATGCGGACGGGGCGGTGTTCTTCCGCGCAGTCCTGGGTACACCGCTGCCGGATATGACCGCGGCGCCGTGGGATGCGCTGCCCGTCGCGTGGCAGGATCACGGCTGGATGGGCGACGACGGCCTCGCGAACGGCCTGAAACGCGACACCACCGACCACCAAGCATTCGGCGGCGACATCGTGAAAACCACCCAAAACAAATACACTGAAACGCTGAAAGTTACGTGTTTCGAAACGAATCCGATTGTTCTCGCATCAGTGTTCGGCGCCGGCAATGTCACTGTCAGCACCACGACCGGGCATCGGCAAGTCACTGTCACCCATTCGAGTCTGCCGCTGCAACGGTCTGCGTTCCTCGCCCGCGTCATCGAAGGTGTCAAAACCCGGCTGATTCTCATCGAGGAAGGCCAGATCATCACCGTCGATGACGTCGTGCATGTCAACAAAGACTTGGTCAAATACACCATGACGATTCAGTGCTACAAACCGGATGCGAACACCGACGCGGTGAGTGAGTTGATCGATGAGCCTGATGTGATGGCCGGCACCTAAACCCGATACCTCTGGGGTGGGGGCGTTGGGCACGGCCGCTAACACCCGACAGCGGCCGCCGCCCCCACCCCGGACCATTGCGAAAGGCTTTCGTCTTGGATATTCCCGCATCCGACGACCCGCGGATCACCGTCACCATCCCCGTTCCGCTGAAAGGCGGAAAAGTGTTGGTGCTGGCGGTGCCGCGGTTCGATTTCATTGAAGAACCCGATTACGAAATCATGACCGCCGAACTCGCCAAACTGGATGAGGACACCGGCCTGTCGGAGCGGAAACGCGCCCGGCTGGCCACGCTGGTCATGCTGAAACCGTTTGTCCCGGCCCGCGATCACAAGACGTGCGAATCGCTGGTGATGGGGCAGCTGACCGCGATCCGCGAACACTGGATCGCGCAATCGAATATTCCCTTGGGGGAATTTCTCGCCTCCGCAGAATCCTTGACGACGACGATGTCGGAGGCGCCGTCGAATACGACCTCAACTGCCGAGGATGGCGGCGCCGCGACCTCGGACGCCGCCTAAGCTGGCCCGAATTCGCCAACTTCCTGCGCTGGCTACCACCCACCGCGGACAGCGCACTATTCCGCGCGCGGCACCCCAACTCGTGGTGGTGGACCGCCGAACACGACTTCCTCGCCCTGATCCTGCAAGCCACCCAGGGCGGCAACTGGCAGCGGGCCGGCGGGAAAGGTAACCCGCCCACCCGCATCGAACGGCCCGATGACAAACCGCTTGCGGTGCGCAGCGCTGATGAGTTGAAACGCCGCCGGGCGGCGATGGACGCCGAACTCGCTCGACGCCGAAAAGCAAAACAGAATAAGCAACATCCAACTGAACAAGGGGCATAAACAACGTGGCACAAACACGCGGTAGAAACCTCTGTCGAACCTGCAACAAACCATGCGGCGGCGGAAGCCCAACCGCCGCCTACTGTTCCGCCCAATGCCGCCCCAACTGCCGAACCTGCAACGGACCAGTCAACGGCCGCGGCCGGACAGCCTATTGCTCAGACGAATGCGCACCGCAATCAAAACGCTTATGCCTAACCTGCGGTAATCCCATCAACCGTGGACCAGGCCCACACACCTACTGCTCAGACCATTGTCGCCCACAATGCAAAATAGACGACTGTAAGCGGCCAACACGAGGTACACAGAAATTGTGTGCATCCCATGTTGAGAAAGCGCGGATGTTCCATAAGCGCGGCGCGCCGGCGTTCGTTTGGGCTGAAGACCGCGTCTGTGTCATCTGCGGAAATCTAGTATCAGCAGAAGTAAGGATGCGCCGTTACTGCTCAACACGTTGCGCTGCCAGGGCTAACCAGAATCCAGAAAGACCAAAATCTTTCCAATGCGTAAAATGCCGAATTACCGTTAGCCTCATCACCAAATCGACAAAAGCTGGACAGTTCAAACGCGCGGACGCCAAACTATGTGACAAGTGTGCCCGTAGAACGCGCGCGAAAATGACAGTCGGAGAACTCGCCCACCGCGACGGCGCCACCTGTGGAATCTGCGGCCGAGCGGTGAATCTGTTTGCGGCCAAAGACAATCCAGACAAACCATCCATAGATCACATCATCCCGCGCGCGGCAGGCGGCACCAACGATCCGGCCAACCTGCAACTAGCGCACCTATCGTGCAATCACCGTAAGCACGTCAAAATCCTAGCAAAGGCCGGTTGATATGGCTGGAGTACGCCTGGCCACGGGTTATATCGAGATCAGCGCCGAGACTAGCAAAGTTTCGCAGCAGATTCAGGATGCGCTGAATAAGGCTGGGACGGCGGCGGCGAAGCCCGCCGGAACCCAGATGGGCAAGGACATCTCGCAGGGCATTCAGGACGGATTGAGGACCGCGCCCGCCGCCAGCGGCGGCAACACCAGTGTCATTTCAGATGTCATCCAAGGTAAGCCCATCGGCGGCAATGTCCGCGTCCAGGCGCAGAAGGTCGGTAAGGAGCTCGGCACCGGCATCAACCAAGGCATCAACGACGCCGTCAAGTCCGGCACTGGCCCGAAGATTGATGAGGCGATCAGCAAGGCCGCCAAGCCGAAAGAGACTGGCACCAAGATCGGTAAGGAGATCAACGAAGGGGTTGGCGGCGCGCTTAAGGATCTTGGGAAAGAGTCGTTCGACGAGCTGAAAAAGGGTGCGAAGGAGTGGGGCACCCAGGTCGCCAACGAGGTGAAAAGCGGCAACGTTAAGGGCGCGTTCTCCGACGTTGGTGATGTAGTCGAGAACACCACCAGCATGCTTAACACGTTGAGCAAAACTGTTGGCGTCAACCTAGATTCGGTGGAGAACTTCGGCCGGGACACGGCGACGACGTTGGATAAGGTCGGCGGGGGAATTCAAACCTGGGTTGACCGGGTCACGGGCGGCGTCAAGGATGTTAAGACGTTCGCGGACACGGTGAAAGGGATCGGGTCCGGTGATGCGGCGAGCCGGTTGGATGCGACCGGACGCGCATTGGGGCTATTGGCGGATAACACCAAAAAGTTGACCGGGACGGACATTTCGGGATTCACAAGGCCGTTGCAGGACATCACTGACAGCGCAAGCGGTGTTGCGAATGTCGCGGCGTCGCTCAAGGAAATAAAAGGGCTCGGCGGTGTCGGTGGCGCGGCTGGTGCTGCGGAGAAATTTGGGCTCGCAGGTCTGGGCGCGGGAGGTTTCGGTCTCGGGGCGGTGGGTGGTGTTGCGGTCTTGGGCGCGGCCGTTATCGCGGTGTTGGAGTCGATACCCGCTGAAAAGTACGGCGAATGGATGCGCGGTCGGGCTGCTAAACCTGCCGAGGTCGACACGGGTCCGCCGCCGCCGACTCAGCCGCAGATGGCGGCGGCTGCTGCCGCTGTCCCGCCGACGCCAGGTTTGCCGCCGGAGGGCACATCGTGGCAGCTCATCAACGGCAAATGGGTTGCGGTGCCTATGGTCGGCAATGTACCGGGCGCAGCGACACCGGGATATGCGCCGCCGGGCGCGCCGGGCATCCCCGCAGCCCCGCCAGGACTGCCGGCAGATGATCAGGCCGCGCTTGACGCATTGAACGCAAACCGGGCAAAACGGGGACTGCCGCCGGCTAGTGCGAGTGGTGTTCCGCCGCCACCACCGTCGCCGCGCGCCGCCCCCGGGCTTCCGCCGGTTATCGCCGACTGGGGTACTCCAAGGGTGCCGTCGTTTGCGGAGACGATCGGCGCGGCGCACGGCGCGGCGGTGGCGACTATTCAGGCGGGACAGGCCAACGTAAGTGCCTCTACCGCGTCGGTGACGGCTGGCAGCGTGAGCGTGTCTGGCGCGGCAGCGGCAGTGGCCGCATCACCGGCATACAGCCAAGGGAAATCGACCTGGTGGTCGAAACAAAGCGGCGGCGGCGTCGGCGGGAGTGGTGCGCAGCCGATCATCGCGCACGGTGGGGAACACGTCCTCACCCAAGGCGACGTCGCCGCAGCCGGTGGCCAAGACGCGGTGTATGCGTGGCGTAACGCGCTGCACTACGACGATGGCGGCGAAGTCAAAAATCAGCAGTGGCTCAAAGACGCCGCCCAAAAAGCCGGGATGACACCGGAGCAGTACACGGCGGCGATGGCGCATACGCCGCCCGCGCAACCCGGCATGGCAGGCCCGGGAAACATGCCGTTGGATCAGCAGCAAGCCGACATGCACCAAAACCTTTTGGGTCAAGGAACTGATGAGGCTGGGAAAAACATTGCGGGTATGGCTAGCAGCGACCGAACCGGGGGTTTTGTCCCGGTCGGTGCGGGATCCAAGGCGGTCGCGGGAACCAGCTTCGTCAGCGGTCTACTGAATTTGGGTAACGAAGCTATTGGTGGCTTGATTGATACGGGTGCGCAAGCGGCGACCGCAGCCGCCGCGATCGGCGGGTTCGGGGCGGGCGGCGCGGCAGCCGGCCCGGCGATCCAGTTGGGCGCGTCCGAAGCGAAACGCGCTGTCTCCTACGGCTTCCAGATGGCAGGCATTGTCGCCGACGCCGGCATCGAGCAGCTGTTCGGGGTGTTCGGCGGCGCGCCGCGGTGGTTGGGGTATGACTACACGCAGTTTGTGCCGAACATCAACACCGGCGACATCGGCACCACCACGCTTGAGAAAGCGATGCAAGCGTCTAAAGGCGGCAAGGAGGGTGAGGGGCAGCAGCCCGGCGGACCTGTCACTCCCGAACATTTACCTGGTGAGCAGCCGGTAGGGCCGCCTGTTCCGAAGTTCGGGGAACCCGCAGCACCTCAAGCGTTGGGCGGGATGGGGCTGCCGGGGCAGCAGCAGGGCGCTGCGGGTGATGTGGGTGCCGGGCTGGCCGCCGGTTTGGCTGGTCAAACTGGTAACGCCCCACCGACACCGGTAAGTCCCAGCCCTGCACCCGCACCGCCGCCGCAAGGCGGCATGGGTGGTGGTAGCCCGTTCAACATGTTGTCGCTCATCGGCATGGATGAAGGCGGGATGCTGCCCGACAACGGCATGGCGCTGAACACCAGCGGCCGCCCCGAACTAGTCCTCTCCCCGCAACAACTCGACGCCATGGGAACCAGCGGCAACAAAAACCCGTACAGCCGCGGCGGGGACACCATCAACATCACCGCCGTCGACGCGCAAGACGTCGCCGCGCAAATCGACAAACGCAAACGACTCGCCATGATGCAATACGGCGGGCGCCCATGACCAACCCCGGTATCATCGGCATCCGCATCGTCCACGGCAACACCACCTTCCACGTCCACGGCGACCGCGCCGGCGCCGAAGGCGTCTGGCTGGCCGCCGGCCAAGTCGACGGCCTCTACGAAGCACCCGTCAAAACCACCTGGAAAACCGGTGCCTTCCAAGAGGGTTCGTGGCAGAAGTTCCGGAAAAACCTGCAACGCGACATCACCCTCGGCTTCCACATCCGCGACACCTTCACCGAATACGAGCTCAACGAATCCCTGTTCCGGCAGATCTTCGGCTACGAGCTCGACCCGTGGGAAACCACCCCGACCCTCACCACTGTCGAAGTGGAAACCATGCTGTCCGGGGTGCGGAAGCTTGACGTGCTGATGTATGAGGCGCCGACCTTCGCGCCCGAACTGGATCCGCTGATGCAGCAATACGGGAACCATGTGTTCAAACTTCGTGCCGGGCAACCCTACTGGTATCAAGACGACTACACCTCGACGCTTTCCAGCGGCACCAGCGGTTCGGTGACAGTGCAGAATCCGACGGACTGTACCGCCTATCAGCAGTGGGTTCTGCAGATCGGGAATTACACGCTGCCCGACTTTCAATGGATCGGTTCTAGGGGCGCGCGGGCGCCGGGCGGCCCGAACGGTGCCCGGACCGTGTCGGGGATCAATGTGACGTCCACCAACGGCGGCGCGGTGGTGAGCTTGGACGGGCAGGATTTGATGTTCCGCGACGTCAACGACACCAACATTTTGGCGCAGATGGCGGGCACATTCTTCAACTATCCGATTCCGCCGTATACGCCGCCGACGGCGCTGCCGGTGGTTGGCGGGCCGGCGCAGCTGGTGGTGCCGCAACGCTGGTCGCGGCCGTGGGGTTTGGAGTTGCCTGGGTTGTTGGGCACCCCGATCGCGCCGATAATCAACCGGCTCACCGGTACTGGCCCGTTCGTGTTCGTGATACCGGACTGGGCCGACACCGTCGATGTTGTGTTGTTAGGTGGTGGCGGCGGCGGCGGCGGCGGGAAACTGACAAGCAACGGCGACGGCGGCCTGTCCGGGCAGTGGGCGACGGCGACGCTAGTGCGGGGCACCGACATCCCCTGGGCGTCGACCACCATTTCAGGGCAGGTCGGGTTCGGCGGCGACGGCGGCACCTGGTTCAGTCCGCCGCCGCACCACGGCACCGACGGGCAGGCCAGCGCCGCCAGCTGGAACGGAACCAATCTGATAGCGGCTGGCGGCGTCTCGGGCGGAAACACCTCCAACAGCGGCCAACTGGTGGTGCCGCTGACCTACAACGGATTCACCTACACCGGCGGCGGGCAAGTCAACCTGGGTGGGCAGCCCGGCCAAGCGCCCGGCGGCGGCGGCGCCGGCGGATCCCAAAACATCGGCAACGGCGGCCCCGGCGCCCGCGGCCAAGCCTGGTTCAGACCATACTCGGCGGGTTCCTGATGACCACCGCCTTCGACACCATCCGCATAGCCACCCAACAACTCCGCCAAAACGAGATGGCGCTACGCCACACCCGGCCCCTCGTGCGGATCTGGGACGGCGAATGGCATTTGCAACACCTGTGCACCGTCGAATACAAAGCATCATTCACCTGGATCAGCAATGACACCGGGCCGGGCCAGATGGAGATCCCGTTCAACACCCCTGTCGCGCAGTGGATCCACGACGACAACGGCCGCGTCACCCGCGGGGAAGGCCGCAACGTCGGGATCACCATCGACTACTGCGGCGCCCGCTGGTCAGGCATCT